AATGATTATGAATATTTTGTTTATTGTAAAGATAAAGGAATAATTATTGGATTTGTAGGATTATATTATATAAATAATCATCTGTCAATTAATCAATTATGTATTCATCATAATTTTAGAAAAAAAGGAATTGCCATTTCAATTCTCGATTTTATTAAAAAAATATATAAAAATACTAATATCATTTTATATATTGATAAAAATAAATCAACAACTGATTATTTACATAATTTATATCTCAAATATGGTTTTAAAGATATTATAGATAATCCTAATAATTTACCTTTTGATAATGATAAAGAATATCTAATGGAATTATAATAAAATTATTCCTTATTATTAAAATAATAAACGATAAATACAATAATAACAATAAATATTAAAATATAAACAATATATTTAAATGTAAAATATACTATAAGTATAATTATAAAAATTATTAAAAATAATATTAAAAAAATATAAGTACCTATACCAACACCATTATTATTATTTACTGAATTATTATCATTATCTTTATGATTTTTTTTACATTTTTTATTTTTCACATCCCAAACCTCGTCTTTTCGACATTTCTTTTTTATATTGGTCGTTGAATTAGTTGAATTAGTTGTTATTTTAAAATTTTCAAAATTCATATTCTATATACAACAACGATAATAAAAACTTTTACCTGAATTCTCATTATATCGTGTAATTTCTACAATATCTCCTTGTTTCATTCCAATCCATTTCGCAATTCTATCAGTATGTAGAATAATTGGCATTTGTAATTTAGATTTAATATTATAATGTTCCATAATTTCCTTACTTTCTTCAATTGATAATTTTCTATGAGGAGGAACATATTGATGTTTAGTAGGATTGAAAAGAAGGTCTTGAATATGAAAATATTGAAGCATTCCACCCTTCTTTTGAAAAAGTTTATCAATATTATTTAATTGTGTAATAGAAGGTGAAGTTAATAAATCATTATTTAATATTAAAATTATATTATATTTACCATTAAATTCTTTAACAAATCCATCAATATTATTCTTATTTTTCTTTAAAGCATCTATAATAATAGATCTTAAATTTTTCGTTAATACAAAGATAATAGCGGTATTACTCGTATGAAAATCAACTGGACGATTATCATTAAAAAAGTCCTCTCTCTCAACTTCTACTTCGTGTTCTTCAAATTCATCTATATTATCACCACGAGATTTTAACATATCTTTAAGATTTTCAATAATAACATCTATTTTGTCTAAATCCATTTTTATTAATATCTATTTTATTTATTTATATAAAATTATCATTTTTTTTATTAGAAAGAAAAATATGATAATTTTATTTATTTATATAAAATTATCATTTTTTTTATTAGAAAGAAAAATATGATATTACCTCTATATATTTTATTTATTGAAGGTATAATACCTGTAATTATTAAACTATATTTATCATTAATTCCATATACTTTACTTCTTCTAATTTCTCATTTTATAGGTTTAATTTTTATCTGTTTTTATTTATATTTCTTTAAATTTAATGAAATTTTAGATGGATATACAAATTTAAATTATAAAATATTATTTATAATTATCTTAATATCTTTTTTTGGAACATTTATAGCACGAATATTTTTTCTAAAAGTTATAAATGATAACCAAAATATTAATATTTTTATGATTATAATGTCATTATATCCAATTATAACAATAATAGCATCTTATTTTTTATTACAAGAAGAATTATCAAATAGACAATTAATAGGATATTTATTTATAATTATTGGGATTTATTTCTTATTATATAAGACTTCATAATTTTATCTTTAAATTTAGCATCTTTTAATTTTAATGCTAAATTACATATATTTATATATTTTTCTTTATTTATTTTCCATTCATTAGAATTTATATCAAATTTCTTAGCATTATTATCATAATCATTGGCAATATTTATAAATAAATTAAAAATATCCTCACTAATTTTAATTCTAATTTTATCATAATTCTCAATAATTTTTTTATCATCTTTAAAATATAAAAAAATTATTTCTGAAATAATATTCTCATTTAATTCTTCCTTAATTGCTATATTTATTAATTTATCTAATTCTTTCTCCATTAAAAATTGATTATTTCCTTATTTTTAAATAGATAATTTAACTAAAATCTCTATAATTTTTTATAAACGATTTTATTAATTTTAAATGTTTAATCGACATTTTTTTTCCAGATGTTGTCTTTAAATATTTTATTATTTTTTTCGTTCTTCTCTTCATATTTTCAATGATTTCATTAAAATCAGGTTCATCATTATTAATTATATTATATGATATATATCTCATTATTCCAATTGAACCTAAACTATTAATTCTATCGGCATCTTTTACAATATCTAATTTTTTATTAATTCTATTATCTTCTTTTGATAATGATACATTTGATGCTATCTCAATAATTTCTCTTTTATCAATTTTATTTAATTTTTTAAATTTATTTAAAAATTTCCATAAAATCTTTTTTTGATTTTCATTTGTATATTTATGATCTCCTATATCATGTAATAATGCTCCCATCCTAATTTGAAATAAATATTTTGGATTTTTTATACCCTCTTCTTTTGCTATTTTAGATGAATATTTAACAACTAATTTAATATGTTTATAATCATGACTAACATCATTTAAATTATTCATATATTCCTTTACAAATTTTCTCGTTTCTTTTAATATATATATTTGATTTTTATTAAAATACATTATATAGTTAATATTTAATATAAGTTCTAAATCAATTTTTTATTTAATTTTTAATATTAAGATATGTCTATTATAAATGATGCTATTTATATTGCTCATATGAATAATTATACTTCAAATTCTAATCTTGCTTTTAAAATAAGTGGTAAAGGTCTTTATGATTTTTATAGATTTGATAATAATTATAATTCAAATGGTATTGGTTTCCGTTTAATTAGTAATCTTGATAATAATAGAGAATTTGCTATCGTAGATACATCAAATTCTAATAATCCTTCTCTAAATTTTAATTTTCAACCTTCACAAATTTCCATCAAATCTCAAAATCTTATAAATATTAATTCAAATATTTTTATAACATCCAATAATCGTATCGGTATTGGCACTATAAACCCAATTTCAACTCTTCATTTATACTCATCCAATGATTGTTCTCTTTCTATTACTAATAATTTTCCAAATATATTTACAATTTCTAAAATCGGTTCTCATATTAATATTAGTAATTTTAATGGTTATATCGGTATAGGTACAACCAATCCACAAAATTTTCTTGATATTCGTGGAGATGTTATTATTCCTAATTCAAAATTAGGTATTGGTACTACAAATCCTATATCAAATTTACATGTAATTGGTGATTGTCTAATAACTTCAAATTTAAATTTAAGTAATCTAATTCTCAATGGAAAAATATATAATGGCGATGGAACACCTTTTTTAAATAGTCAATGGTCTAATATATATGATATTCAAAATAATTCATCTAATATATATTTTAATACTGGATATGTTGGAATAGGTACAACTAATCCACGAAATTTATTAGATGTATCCGGTAGAATTGCTTGTATTGATATTAATATAGGTGGTTCTATTTTAACAAAATCAATTATAGAAGGTACAGGAACATCTGCTGATATTATTAATACTGGAATTTTAAAAGTATTATATGGAGGAACTGGTATAAATACCTTTAATTCTAATCAACTTCTTATAGGTAATGGAACAAATCCATTAATACAAACATCTAATTTAATTTGGAGTAATAATTCATTATTAATTGGTGGTGATATATATATCAGTTCGAATTGTTATATTAATTCTAATATGTTTATTAATGGAAAAATAGGTATTGGAACTACTAATCCCTTATCATCTATACATATTGAATCAGGTATTAATGATAGTGCTATTATTCGTATCGGTGATATATATTTAAATAAAGAAAAACAAAATTTTATTATAACTAATAATATTCCAAATGGAAAAATAATTATTGGAAATTTAACAATAAATTCTAATGGATTTATTGGAATAGGAACTACAAATCCTACATCTAATTTAGATGTATTCGGTGATGTTAATATTAATGGTATTCTTGATATGAAAAATTCAAATATTAGTAATGCTAATATTATAAATACTAAAACATTAAATATTAGTAATATTAATATTGATAATTTAGGAACATTTTTAAAAAAAGATGGGACACCATTTTATGCCAGTAGATGGACGCCAAATGGTAATAATATATATTTTAATTCAGGTTTTGTAGGTATAGGGACTACAAATCCATTATTTAATTTAGATATATATGGTAATGTTAATATAAATGGTATTCTTGATATGAAAAATTCAAATATTAGTAATGTTAATATCATTAATAGTAGAACATTAAATATTAGTAATATTCTTATCGAAAATACAGGAACAATATTAAGAAAAGATGGAACACCATTTTACGCAAGTAGATGGAGTTCTAATTTAATTATTAATAATAATATCTTTTATAATTCTGGTTTTGTTGGTATTGGTACTACTAATCCTCTAAATCCTCTTGATGTTATTGGAAATGTAAGTATAAAAGGTGTTCTTGATTTAAATAATTCAAATATAAGTAATGCTCTATTTATAAATACAAAAACATTAAGTATAAGTAATATAATTCTTGAAAATACAGGAGTATTAACAAGAGCAGATGGAACTATAATTGGTTCATCGCCATTTATTGTAAGTTCAATAAATCCTAATAATATATATTTTAATTTAGGAAATATTGGAATAGGTACAACAAATCCACAATCAACATTAGATGTTGTTGGTAATATAAATATAACTGGAAACATAAAATATCAAAATTCAAATATTTTTACATTTACTTCAAATTTTGATACTAATCCTTTTTCATCTAATTTAATTCCAAATAATTCTAATTATATTAATTTTATAGGTAATGTTGGAATAGGTAATACTATAACAAGTTCTAATTTATTTCTTTATGGAAATTCATATATTCGTGGAACTCAATATATTCAACCAAATACTGATGGTTCCGCAATGGTTTTTTATTTTAATAGTAATAATTTAATTCCTCAAAATGTAAATAATAATTATAATATATTTTTTAAATTAGGTTCAATTAGTTCTAATATTATAAATCCATTTTTAACAGTATATAATAGATATCAAACATCATCTTCTTATAATTCTGCCGTAAAAATTGAAGGTTCAAATGGAAATTATCTATTAATTGATGGTGGTTCTGCTGATGGTATCGGTAAAATCTCATTTTCAACAAATAATATTGAGGTTATGAATATGAATTCAAATATTATTAATATTGGTAATTGTTTAGATATTACTGGAAATTCAGGTACAACATTAAATAATGGTGGTGCTTATATTACATCAACACAACAAGGAACATTTTTATCAGGTTATTCAAATACTCCTGCTGTTTTTTCATTAAGAACAACAGATAATATTATTTGTGGTAAAAATAGTTATGCTTTAAGTGATATTAGAATTAAAACAAATATTAATGATATTAATGATAATGAAGCATTATTAAAAATAATGAGAATAGAACCAAAAACATATAATTATATAGATACAATTCAAAGAACATCATCAAATGTATATGGTTTTATAGCTCAACAAATTAGAGAAGTTATTCCAGAAGCAGTAGAAATAATATCAAAATTTATTCCTAATATTTATAAATTAGTTCCTATAAATAATAATAAATTTATATTAGATGATAATAAAGATTTAAAAATAGATGATATCCTTCAAATATATACATTAAATTCTATTGAAGAAACAAAAATTCTTGAAATAAATCAAATAATGATTGATAATATTATAAAATACGAATTTATAATTGATAAATATATTAATGATAATGAAATATTTATATATGGTTCATATGTAAAAGATTTTCATATATTAGATAAAAGTTATTTATATACATTAAATATATGTGCTACACAACAAATTTATAAAGATATATGTTTATTGAGTTCCAATCTCGATTATAAATCTTCTGTGATAAGATAATTATTTTTATTTTTTTTTACTAATTAAAGATGGAATTAAGAAATGATAATTTTAATTTAAATAAAAAAGGTGTAGGATTAATTTTTAGTGGAAAAGGTGTCAATGATTATTATAATTTAAATAATATATATAATTCAAATGGTATAGGTATTCAATTAATTAATAATCAAAATAATAATCGTGAAATAGCATTTGTAGATACTTCAAATATTGATAATAAAATTTATTCAAAACTTAGAATTAGTTTTTATAATTCTTCTGTAAATATTAAAAATTTAAATGATTTTAATCAAATACAATCTCTAAATTTTAATAATAATCTTTTTATAACAAATAATGTCGGCATTGGTTCAATGTATCCTAAAACATTATTAGATGTATCCGGTAGAATATCTTGTGAAGATATTAATATTGGCGGTATTATTCTTAATAAAGATTATCTAATTAATATCAGTTCTTCTATAAATAATATAACAGCTGGAATTTTAAAAGTAGAATATGGAGGAACAGGTGTATCATCTTTAAATAAAGAACAATTATTAATAGGAGATTTTAAACAATCGCCACATCTAATTTGGAAAAATGATAAGAGAAGATTGGGTATAGGTTTAACTGACCCATTATATACAGTAGATGTAAATGGTGGTGTAAATGCTTCATCTTTTAATATTCTTGGAACTGATATTAATAATATATTTTTAAAACCAAGTGATTTATTAATAACATCAAATGAATGTTTTAAAAATTCTTATAGAGAAAGTGTTATAAGTGCTAATAAATATACAGATGATGTTAGTATAGATTTAATAAATAAATTTAATGAAACAGTGAGTGATTGGACTAAATATGGAAATAATATCATATATATAAATACAAAAGTTGGAATTGGAACTAAAATACCTTTAACAAGCATACATGTAATAGGTGATATAAATTATACGGGAGATTTAAGACAAAATGGAATTGTTTTTCAAAATTTTAGTGGTAACTATGAAGATTTAAAAAATGCTCCTAAAATATTATGGGAATTAAATAGTGGAAATATTTATAATCTTAATAGTGCTAATGTTGGAATAGGAACTCAAACTCCTATAACAAAATTAGATGTTAATGGTGATATAAATTTTTCAGGAGATTTAAGAAAAAATGGAAATATTATAAATTTCTTTAGTGGTGATTATAATGATTTAACAAATGCTCCATCATTTTCAAAAGTTGCTTTTTCAGGTTCATTTAATGATATAACTGATGTTCCACCTTTATTTAATGGAACATATCAAAATCTTAAAAATATTCCAACATATTTTCCCACTGATTGGAAATCGTCAATATCTAATATTCCAGCATATTTTCCTGCTGAATGGAATATATCAGTAAAAAATAAACCAAGATATTTTAAATCTGATTGGATTACTACAATTGATAATAAACCTTTAACATTTGATACACATTGGAAATATAATATTTTTGGAAAACCTGATTATTTTCCTGCTGATTGGAATACAACTGTAATTAATAAACCTGAAACATTTTATACAGATTGGAATACAAATATAATTAATAAACCAAAATTTGCGAAAGTTGCTTTCACCGGTGAATATAGTAATATTATAAATAAACCATTTATATTTAGTGGATTATATAGAGAATTGAGAAAAAAACCACGTTATGCGATGGTAGCATATACAGGATATTATAGTAATCTTTCAAATCTTCCTAAATTATTTTCAGGTGATTATAATCTATTATCAAATATTCCAAATTATTTTCCTACTGATTGGAATACAACAATTAATAATATTCCTAATTTTTCAACAGTAGCATATACAGGATTATATAATGATATAATTGGAACTCCAATTAAAAATTGGGGAGAAACTGGCGATCATATATATAATCTTAATATTGGAAATGTCGGTATTGGTTCGACAATACCAACTTATAAATTAGATGTTAAAGGAAGTGTAAATTTTAATAATACTTTACAAATAAATTTATTTCAATCACCGTGGGCAACATATTTTGCTGATGATTGGTCTAGTACAACTTTATCTGATAGTTCTGGTAATGGAAGACATGCCACAACATCAGGAACTATAACAAAACCAACAGCATCAGGTAATGGTGCTAATGGAGCAATAACTTATATAAGCGGTGGAACATCATCATCTATTAGTTGGCCTTCTGGAAGTATTCCTACAAAATTTACAATATTAAGTTTAACAAGATATAATGGAGGAACGAGAAGAAGAATTCTTAATAGTGAAACAAATAATTTTTATCATGGACATTATTCTGGTATGAGAGGAGTATGTGATTATGAAAAATTAATGACACTTTCGAGTACAACAGGAAATATAGATGATTGGTTATGTTGTATTGGTAAAAATGATGGAACTATACCAAATAATATATTAATAGATGGAATAGGAAAAGGAACAAATATTGGTGGAATAGGAGGAAAAAAATTATATATTAATACAGGTACAGAGAATAGTGATTGGTGTTTAAGTTGTGTAATGATATGGGATAAAATATTAATAGATAATGAAATATCAGTTTTAAATTCTATAATAAATACATATTTAAATAAAGGTGGTTCAATTAAAACATTATTTAATAATATAAATTATAATCAATATAAAATTTATTTAAATAATGATGTTTATTTTAATAAAGAAATTTTTATAAAAAATACAAATATTAGTAATGTATTTATATCTTCAAATGATTTTATCAGAACTTCTAATTGGGTAATCAATGGAAATAATATCTATAATGTTAATTCTGGTAGTGTAGGTATTAATAATATTAATCCATCATCATCTTATAAATTAGATGTTAATGGTGCTATAAATAGTACTGGTTTTAATATAACAGGAAATGGTGGTATATTTTGGTCTTCATATGGAAATGCTGGAATAGGTTGTGCTAGTATAAATGGTGAATATTCAACATCATCACTTACAGGTGATATGATTATTAGAAGTCAAGAAGGAAAAAAATTAATATTACAAAATGGAACTAATGCTGGATTATTATGTATTTATAATAATAAAATAGGAATAGGTATTGATGATCCATTATCTATATTACATATAAATAGTTCAGTATCATCAAGTGAATTGAAAATTTTATTTACCGATAGTTCAACAGGAGCAACAGCAACTAATGGATTTACAATATATAAATCATCCACTAATGAAGGATATATATGGAATTATCAAAATGCTCCATTGCGATTTGGAACAAATAATACAGAAAAAATGTGTATTTTAGCAAATGGAAATGTAGGAATAGGAACTAGTAATCCTAGTTCTTTATTTCATATTCATAATAATATTTCTTCAACAGAAGTTAAAATATCATTAACAGATGCTTCAACAGGTATAGGAACAACTAATGGATTTTCTATATATAAATCAACAAATAATGATGGTTATTTATGGAATTATTCAAGTAATTCTATTCGTTTTGGAACAAATAATATTGAAAAAATGTGTATTTT